TTCCATTGTAGTAGTCATCTTTCAATAACACTTCTCTATCGAATTGCTCCTTTGTTTCTAAGTATGACATTACACCTTTAGTTTCGCATAAGTGTAGTATCACTCTTTCAAAGTTGTCTCGCCCATGTGATTCTACGAGTTCTTTTACTTCTTCAGATGAACCAAAGTAATCTTGCCAATCACTTTCGAATATCTTTGTCCTACGTCTTGTTTTGCCTTTTAGGGGAGGCAGACGTCTTTTAGACACGAATAATTTCTTGCCTACGTATTTCTTATCAGTTGTTTTGTTTTTAATGACATAGACAAACCCAATATAGTCGCCTATGTCATCGGAGGTAAATTCTTTATTATTGTATAGCCACATGCTTAAGATTCCTATTCAGGTTCACTCTCATCGCATATATTTATAGGTATCATTAACATGGCCCAATACACTTCTCCAAGACAGTGCATTAGACCCAACCTTCCTCATCCCATTCTTGCGCTTCGTCATATTCAACTTTTACTTCAGAACCGCAATTAGGACAAAATGAAATTGGCATTAGGGAGTTTGATTCGATGGTAAATTCTGCTTCGCACTCCTCGCAGTAAACTTCTTGTCTGTTCATATCTGTGTTGTCTCCACGTTACACTTGTTTAAGAACTTGATTCCGTCATTAGATTTATAACATTCTTTGTAATAAACTCTTGTAATGCCTGCGCCGTATATCTGTTTGGCACATTCGACACATGGAGAGCAGGTAACATACATTTCAGCACCTAATCCAGATTCGTTTGATTTCGCTAGTTTTGCTATAGCGTTTTGCTCTGCATGTATTACTTCGGGTTTAGTAACATTATCAACTTCGCAACAATTGTCCCAACCCGCAGGTGTTCCGTTGTATCCTATGGAAATGATGCGATTATCTTTTACAATAATCGCACCCACCTTTCTTCTCTCACACGATGATAGCTCCGCAAAGCGATGAGCCACATCTATATATGCTTGTTGCCATTTATCAGGCTGCATATGCCTCATCCCAACTTCCTTTGAGTCCTGCAACTTCATATTCAGTTACACGATTTTCAAAGAAGTTCGTATGATCTGCTCCGTTCAATACCCACTCCAACCAAGGCAATGGATTTTCTTTTACTTTAAAGTTTGGCTTCATGCCGAGTTGAATAAGACGTCTATCAGTGATATAACGTACATATTGCTTCACATCATCCTGGGACAAACCATCAACGTCACCCATCTCATATGCAAGCTCTGTAAACTTATCTTCCAGTTTAACAGCGTTGCGTGACATTTCATAGATGTCTTTCTTAAAGCTATCGTCAATAATACGGGGGTGTTCTTTACAAAACGCCTTAAATAGCTTTGAAATGCCTTCTACGTGCATTGACTCATCACGGATTGACCATTCAACAACTTTACCCATACCCTTCATCTTGCCATAACGCTGGAAGTTCAATAGCATTACGAATGAAGCAAATAGTGCAACACCTTCGTTCAATACTGACTTCGCAAGTGCAAGACCTAATCCTCGCATGGTGTTCACATCGGAATCCATGATGAAGTCGATCTTGTCTGCCATCTCTTGATACTCTAGAAACGCATGATACTCACTATCAGGCAATCCTAATGTTTCGTTGAGTAGTGCGTAAGCACGTTGGTGAATACCTTCACGTGTAGCAAACGAACCTAGCATGTTGCGAACTTCATTGTTCTTGAACTTCGGAATGAATTGGTCGAAATAGTTTTGACCAACTGCAACGTCAGATTGTGTAAACAGACGAAGGATGTTTGTTACATACTCCTTCTCGATGTCTGTCATCTTACCACCTTTCCAATCAGTCACATCTTCTGACAAGTCAATCTCGTCTTCAATCCAATGTGCTTTTTCGTGGCGTGTAGTCATCTCTACTGCCCACGGATAATGGAATGGCTTATATGTTTCTGAGAACTCCAACAACCCGCCACCTGTCTTCTTGATGAGTGAATCGGCAACTTTCATTAAGTCGTTGTATGTTCCAATGTGTTTATCATTCACAAAAATCTGAGGAACTGAGCGAGCATTAGGCAACTTCTGATAGAATGCCATACGTGCTTCTTCATCGTCTAGTTTGATTTCTGTGTATGTATGACCGTGCTGTGTGAACCAAGCTTTCGCTTTCTCACAGAACGGGCAGTTCGATTTAGAATAGATTAATACGTCCATTTTGTCTCCCATGGTATCAATTCCTCTTATTGTTAGTTTTGTTTCTTCTTCCTACCCTTGACACGCCACACATTCATCCTGCTGTGCTTCTTCTTGAGTTCCGAATTTTACTTTTGTTGCATCCATTGCTACGACATTATCTAGCGTTTCACGTTTGACTTTCTCTGCAACGTTTTCGGCTTTGTTAGATGTTTCTGTACGTAAGTAGTAAAGACCTTTACACCCATACTTCCATGCATCGTAATGTACCTTATGTAGATACTGTTTAGTCGCACCTGCTGGGAAGAAGATATTTAACGATTGACCTTGGCACAAGAACTCTTGACGTTCACCGCCTAGACGAACTAACCAATCCTGATCTAATTCAATCGCTGTTTTAAATACATTCTTTTGATGGTCAGTCAAGAAATCTAAGTGCTGAACAGACCCACCGCTTGTAATAATTGCTGACCAGATCTCGTCTGTGTTCTTTCCGATTTCTTCGAGCAACTTTTCGAGGTGTTTGTTTTTGTTTAAGTGTGAACCAACACGTGTACGAGATGTAAACGCATTTGCTTTCCAAGGTTCGATTGATGGAGAAGTGTCCACAATCATAGATGAGTTTGCGTTAGGAGCGATAGCAAGCATGTGTGCGTTTCTACGTCCTGTGCCTTCCATATCAGGCGCTTCACCTTTTTCTTTTCCGATTGCAATTGTTGATTCTAATGCCTTATTATATATGTCCTTGAAAATCATACGGTTCATACTAATTGCTTCGTCACTCTCAAAGGGTACGCTTTGACTCTGTAGGAACGAATGGAAACCCATAGCACCTAGACCCAAAGAACGTTCCTGTTGTGCCGAGTATCTAGCACGTGAGATTTCGTCACCTGCATGGTCAATAAAGAACTGCAGAACGTTGTCAAGGAATACGATAAGGTCAGAAACCATGTTCGTATCTTTCCACTCTTCATATAGCTCTAGGTTAACTGACGAAAGGCAACATACTGCTGTACGATCTTCTGACGTAGGAAGGTGAATCTCGTTACATAGGTTTGAACCTCTGATTTTAAGACCCTTCTTTTTCATTGTCTCAGGAAGCGCACGATTTGCTGTATCGATAAAGTTTAGATATGGTTCGCCTGTACGATAACGTGTCTCAAGTAACAATTCCCACAACTTACGTGCAGGCATTTCGTCTCGTACTTCTTTCGTGTCTGGGTCACGTAGTTCCCATACCTTACCTTCTTTTACTGCTTCCATGAACTCATCAGTTAGATTGACTGCATGATGTAGGTTCAAGTTCTTTCTGTTAACGTCACCTGTAGGAATACGCATATTCACAAACTCAATGATGTCTGGATGTGTAATATCCATATAGGCAGCATAGGAACCTTTACGGGTACGTCCTTGACGATACGCAACCATGTCTGCATCTACTGTGTGTAGGAAAGGCATTGGGCCTGGAGCCTTGTTTGATACAGCTCTTACGTCTGACCAATGACCACCTACGCCGCCACCCTTCACAGATAACCATCGTAATTCCGCAGAGTGGTCAATCAAACCATCTAGCGAATCTGGCACATATGTTAGAAAACATGAAATAGGTAGTGCCTTTACCTTTTCTTTCTTTAAAGGAGCATTTGACAATACAGGGCTGGCAAACATAAACCAACCTTTCGATACATAATCATAAATCCTTTGTGCTAATTTCTTATCGCCATATGAATAAGCGGTTGAGGCTCTAGCAAAAGCATGTTGCGGAGATTCTTCGTCTTCACGGCAGTAATAATCTTTTAATAGTTTTAATGATTGGTCGGACAATAATTCGTCTCGAACCAAGTCAATACGCAAGCCCAGATGTTGCATATTTGTACTCCTTGTTATTTGTTTTAGTTGTTTATATATTGTTCTGCTAGAGGGAAGATTTCGGTTATTGCCTCTCCGATTGCTCTAGCAAGCTCTATGTGCTCAAGTTGCGTTCCATTGCCCGAGCGTAACTCAACGTAGTGAATCCAAGAACGAATGGTGCCATTGACGTAGAGTCGAGACACTGTGTTCCCTTCTGGTAATACTGCCCTTGCTTGCTCTTTAGCGATACCATTATCGACAGCCCATGTGTATGCCATTACCGACTCATCAATAACACGTTGTTGCATTTGAAGCCAACGATCTTGTAACCCGCCTTCATAATCATCAGACATATCTAGTTCAACACTATTCTGTCGATTTTTAGGATCTTGTAAGCGAGCGTCCCGTAATACGAAATCTAAATCTTTCGTGGGATCTGCATATCGTTGTGAAAATTCTTGAAACGTGAATGATCTATGTCTCAACATTTGTCTAGCAATGTCTCGAGTTGTTGTGACTTCGAAACATGCAGACGCCATCTCAAATGGGCTCCAGTGTTTGTGGTTTGCTAAGTAGGTAAGTAGTTTATCAGTCGTCTTTGTGTTCATTTGATTTGATGGGTTCGATACCCTTGCTGCATATGCAATCAAATCTTGCACGGTTCCCAAATCGTCTTTTACTTCTGCGGTAGGTTGCGAATATGAGAGTAACTTGACTTTCATTGTCATCTAACATTTTCTCCAATAAGATAAATTTAACTTGCCCGACAACCCCGTAAAGGTGTTGTTATCTATAATCAATTCTAGATCAGGTTGTGATTGTCCTGATAATATCATATCATTGATGTCTTTGTCAACCATATTTTTAGGCCAAACGCAAACCTTTTGTCCACGATCTAAACACACTTCCATGCGGTTACAAATCTCTTTGTTACGTGGTTCATTATCAAACACAAAGACAGCGTTCTCAACATTTTGCAACCCACAAGCATTTCCATCCGCTCCCGCCATCGCTACAGCGTTTGAAAGAAACAGACTGTCTATAGGTCCTTCTACTACGTAGTATTTTTTGTTGAAGTCAACAGAGTCTATACCAAAAATCTTTGGCTGAGTTTCGTCAAGCATTATCGTAATATACCTGAGAGAACTAGGCCTCAACGCTCGACCTTGAAACCCGAATACGGATCCTTTGTCATCAATGAAGGGCAGTACGAGTCTAGGTTCGTCTCTGTCGGTGGGCATTTTGCCAGGAAGCAAACTGTTAACCCATTCATTGAATTGTTTTGCGTAATATAATTTATAATGCTTTGAACCTGGAATCCCCCGGTTTGACAAATATTTTTTAACAAAATTTTGTGGAGGCAATGTACTCACCTTCGATATCTTGTGTAAAGGCGACCCCTTCTTTTTCCACTGAGGTTGCTTCATTACTAACGTATCTAAAGGTGCAACAGGTTTAGGAACTTCACGTGTTCGTTTAGACAATCCCATATCCATAACATATTCGTTATAGAGAGACGGCTCGACAGTTTTGAGAAGTGTACGCAAGGTCATAGACGCTTGACAGTTGTGACAATAGAACAGGGCTAGATTATCTTTTTCAAGTATCCAACCTCGTGCTTTTGTTTTTGATTTTTGAGAATCACCACAGATGGGACAACGACAATTTGCCTTATAAGGATTGTGTTGTTTAATGGTGTATCTATCGAGACGTACAGACAATATGCCTGCATACTTCAAGTCAATGTGATGCATGTTTTAATCAACCTATAGGTATAGTGTTATTTGCTACGATAATAGCATTATACACATACTAGGGTGGTGTGTCAACCGGATTTTGAAATTTATTATTAACCAGTGAAGTTAACTAGGTTTGCGCTTTGTAGGAGTGTTGCGATTAAGAAACCGATACCCCAGGCAGTGCCCATGATATACCATTTCCATCTTTCAAGCACGGTTAAGCGCTTATTGCTCTCTTCGAACAGATCTTCTATACGGTTATGGTATCTAGCCATCTCGTCTTTGAATTCTTCTTCGTGCTTAGTAATCCTGTCGTGCACTATGCGGATATCCTCGTCCTGTCGGGTTACACGTTCAATCGTTTGTGTCTTTAAGGTGTCGAGAGTATTGTCATGTACAGCAAGAATTTTATTAATGCCATTAGAAACGTCTGCAATCTTATCAATCGCATTATCTAATTTAGCCAATACTGTTTGTATTCCTTCAACGTCACGCTTCAGGATTTCTACATCAGTTTGTAAAGCTTGTCTTCCAGTTTCGGTGGTCATTTTTTGGACTTCTCCAGTTTGGCAAGACGTGCTTCAAGTTCGTCTATCTTGTTTGTTATTTTCGGGTACTTCTTTCTCCATGCTTGCGGATCATTTTGTAGCCATGTCCAACCCCAACGGATTGCAAGAGTCTCTAATGCGCCATCGAATTTAGCAACAGCCCATGTTGCCATCCTCGTGTCCTTAAACCAGAACAGAAACGCTGCAGAAAACAATGCACCAAACGTTGCAGTATAGATCCATAGTGTATCATCAAACATGCGAGAAATCAAGTCCATTTTTATACGTCCTTATCTTCAGTATATTTACAATAGTGTTCCATGCTATGGTCATAGGCGCCATCGAAAGGCATCTTCTTTTTCAATGCTGCCCAACGTCCACGCCACTTGTCTTTGAATCTTTGCCAAGGTGTAAACTTACGAATGTTGCCGTAGTAGTTGATATAGCACAATTTGCCATGATGCTTATATCCCATAAATGCTAACGGAACAGATGTCACTATGTCGTTGTTATTAACACATCGAGTGTGTGGCACCTTAAGTGCTTTGACAAATGATCTAGTTCCTACACGTGGCGAACCATACGTGTACAACCCAAGCGCTTGCGGCATACGGGATGCACATAGGGTTGCCATTGCAGCACCAAGGGAGTGACCACAAATGTATACGTTTAACTTAGCGAATCCGTCAACGTATGCTTTAACGTCATCCCAGAGCTTATCCAGCTCTCCTTGGAATCCGCTATGCACCCAGCCATCTAATTTGCCTTTGCTGGGCCATGCATTTAAATCTGCAAGCACGTCTGACAATTCAGTAGGCTCTGTTCCTCGGAAACAAATCACTAGGTTCTCTTTGTTGCGTACAACATGACATTGAGCACCGTCAACATCAAAGAACTTGTGGAATGTAAATCCTAATTTTTTATAATGGGGCTTTGCTTCCTTACCGTCTAAGTAAGCAAGTTGAGCCATCTGAGCAAACGTATTGACGTTCATTTAAACTCCTTGAATCTTTTGAGCGGTTGATCTTTATCTTTTTTGTATTTTTTCATTTGTGCTTTTGTTAAACCGGGCTCACCGCCAGCGCCTCCAGTTCCTGCTATCGCACCGCCACCTACGTTATTCGCAGGAGCATCTTCTTTTACAGTTTTAGGTCTAATTAGAGAAAACTCAACATCTCTTCTACTATCATTACTTTTAAACTGCCATTTAATTTTTTTCGCCCACATCTCCGCAAATCTTTTATAAAGTTTAGACCTATTGTTATCTCCTTTGTCTGCACTAAAGGATATTGCTCTTA